TACCTTTAGAGTCGGTATACTTTAAACGATTACCTTGCTCTTTAATAATACCCTTCTTCTCAAAGAGTTCAAGCAAGCCGCTATAAGGATTCATACCAGTCTCATAAGGAATCTTGATCTGTAGGGTTTCAAAAGGCTTGCTATAGCGAGTCTTCATGATCTTACAGCTAGCACGGATACCGTTTACTTCTGATACCTTGTTGCCATCTTCATCTTCCTTGAGCTTTAGCTTCTTCATAGCAACTACGATACTAGAAGCATATACGAAGCCCTGTCCGCCGCTGATCTTATCATCTGGATCAAACATATCTTGGCTTGCGTATGTATGATTAGTACAAACCATACCTACGTTATATGAACCAAACATATTAACACAGTTACGCACAAGTGCTGTTAGTGCCTTGGGCTTACGGCCCATATCGCCCTTTAGGTCGCCTGCTTCAAACTGATTAATATCAGTTGGTGTTAATAGCATACCCAAGCTATCTAAAACGAACAATACCTTGGGACGTTCAGTCTCGGCCATTGTCTTATATTCTTTCATAAACTCGTGGATTGTCTTAGCAACGTCGTCGATCATAGCCATATTAAGCTTTAGTAGCTTATCTGGACCAGTATCAACTCCTAGTGCGTGTAACCACTTCTCATCAAGTGCATTTTCGCTATCAATGAGTACTACGAAGATATCTTGTTCTTGTGCGTACTTAACGATATTGCCTGAGCAGATGTAACTCTTACCTGCGCCTGACTCACCGGCGAACACAGTAACCTTACCAAGAGGAATACCGCGTTGGAAGTCACCACTAATGAGATAGTTTAGTGCGTAATTACCTGTTGAGACCCAATCAGTTGGATCGTTAAACCCAACACCTAAGCCATCAATGCTTTTAGTTAAAGTCTTTCTAAATTTTGTAATATCAAATGTTTTAGCCATAAGGATTCTCCATACTGAAAGAACTGTGGGAGAATTAATCTCCCACATTCTTTTTTATTTTACTTAGACTGACGTGCTCGGATCATGCTTAGGATGTCTGCTGCCTTGCCATCATTTGATGCAGGCTTTGTGACAGTTGCTGTCTTGGCCTGCGCTGGCTCAAAAGGGATATCATCATCCTCCACAACTGCTGCCTTAGCAGATGGGGTATTACGAGTATTTGGATCACCAGTTGCCTGATTCATACCAGCTGCACGATAGTACTGACCCCAACGTTCTGCATCGTATGCTTCGCCATCAACAGATGCTTCAAACATCTCCTTGATAACCTTCATTTCAACATCAGTTGGCTTCTTAGGTAGGAAGTCCTTAAGATTGAACAGTCCAACCTTATTGATTGCTTCAACATCACTGTTGTTCAATGCACGTTCACGACGACCCCACTTTGAAGTAGAATAGTCAGCAAATCCGCCCTTGCTAGTCTTAGCAATACGGAAATCTAGACCGTGTACATAATCAGTTGGAAGATCTTCAATCTCTGGATCAAGTAGTGCTGCACGGACGATCTGGAAAATCTGAGGACCAATAATAAACCTACGGATAGGATTTTCTGGTGCGTTCTCTTCCTTCAACGGATCCTCAACAACAAGGCCCTGGAACACATATGAACGCTTCTTCCAGTACTTGCGGCCCATATCTTCAAGGCTCTTGTCCTTAAACCAGCCACGTACTTCACTTAGGATAGGGCAAGTCTCGCCCCACATTTCAACACAAGGTACCTGTACCTGTGTAGGACGTGAATCTGTCTCACCCTTAACGCCGTTGAAGGGGAGCTTAATCATTGCTCGTTCTACCCAGAAAAATGTGTTGTTTGCGTCACCGTCTGGAAGGAATCGTACTAGTGCTTCCTGACCTTCCTTCAAATTCCAGAACGGGTAAACTGCGTTATCCCCACCGCCCTGATTGCCTGATGACTTTGTTTCTTGTTCTTTTAACTTTGCGCGAATTTCTGCTAATGATGCCATGTGCCTATCTCCTTATGTTGTGCCTGTGGCTAGTTGTGTTTGTGCCTAATAAAAAACTGCACTATATTACTATAGCGCAGTTTTATTTATCTGTCAATGAATAATTTTCAGAAATTATGAATTGGTGCTAGCCCTGCTAACTGCTTCATCCTCATCATATCATCGTTTGGATTAGCTGCTCCATTTGCAGCACCTTGAGCCTTCAATGCCTCAATAACCTTTCTAGCGATTGGCTCAGCGTCGTCTCCGAATTCTTTTACTGAACTTATCACTACACCTTCTTCTCCACGTGGAAATGAGTTTTCATCTGCGTTATATAATGACTTAACAAACTCTACTACATCCTTTGGATCGCCTGTCTTTTCTGCTTTATCGGGCCTAGGCTTAACCATATCTTCTTCGTCTGTTTGACAATCGCAATCATCGTCTTCTTCTTCGCTTTCTTCACCAATTGCTGTACGTAAGCCTTTAATGAATTCTACTACTGGATCAAGACCTTCGATAAATCTATTATCTCTCTTCTTTGTTTCACTTAATGTCATTTCTAGATCTGTATAAGCGATTGATTCGTTAGTAAATAATCCTACATACTTCTGCTTTGAAACTATTTCTTTATATATCTTTACCATTCTCTGTTTTTCAGCTGGTGCCATACGATTATATTCGTCACTAGCTGATAGCATTAGATTACTAATTACATCATTGTTCTTTATGTGCTTACCCAAGTGTTCGATAGCTATGCTGTTCTTTTCTGGACCCTGGGCCTCAGCTGTCTCGAGCCTCTTCATTAAGATGCCTAAACGTGCTGTTGCTTTTTCTAATCCCCATTTGGTCTGATTATCTCTTGGATTTTCCTGTGCCTTTTGTGTTAGCTGATCTACTTGATGTTGTGTTATAGCTATTGCCTTTGTAATGAACTCTTTGCTATATGGCTCTATTTCAATAAATGGTGCTGCTTGTACTGCCTGTTCTAAGTTATCTAATAGTCCGCCTTGGCGCTGTGCTGAGTCACCTCTAGTTGGAAAAGCCTTAGCCTTTGCGTCTTGTGCTACCCAATCTGCTGAAGGTGCATTCTTTGGATCTGCAAAGAATACATCATCTGGCACATCGTCTTTAGCTTCTGTATAGTTATATCCAGCCTTACGATCCTTTTCTTCTCCGTCTCGATAAGCCTTCATCTTCTCAGACTTCTTCTTCTTGGCTTCTTCGCTTGGCTTCTTCTTTTCATATTCTTCATCAAGATCGCCTGTAGCAGGAACTTTAGCATTGCCAGTTAGCTTATCATAGGACATTTTCATACCATCTAAATGGCGCTGTAGTGTAGGTCTTTTCTTAGAGCTATGCGGGTTAGCTCTGGGCATGTCGCCTTTCATAGCACGGTCTCTTTGATCGCCAGCAGCTTGATTATGTCGTAGAGCTAGTTTCTTTGAAATCTCATCAATTTCCTGTTCTTCTTCTTCTCTTTCTTCACCAATTAGATCTGAGATATAAGGAAATAGTTCTACTAGTTCTTCGTTGAACTGCTGTGTAGTAAATGCGCTACGTAGTTCGTTGAGTGTCTCTTCATCCATTTCTTTCTTCTTGAAAGTAGTGAAGTTTTCACGTACTAATAGATATCCATTCTGCCTCTGTATTCTTTCAAGTACCTTCTTGATATCCTTGATCTTCTTCTTAGACTTTTCAGTTATTTCAGATACTTCGCTGTTCTCAGTAAATGACTTACGTGCTAAGAGATTATTAACTCTCCTATAGTTATAAGCCTGTTCACTTAGACTGATAACATAATGTCCAAAGTGATCATATGGATTACCACCATTAGCTACGTGTCTCTGCATAGCACGAGCACCTGCTAAGTGTGGGAAAGGATAACGGAATCTTTCACCGCTTTCGTTTTGGATATAGAGTGCTTCTATATTACGTGTCCGGCTATTAGGACTACCTTCCTGGATCCTTTTGGAATGCCTTATTATCAGTTTAGTTGTTTCCATGTTTTGATAACTGGATTTAGATGATCCGTACAATGAAGATTCTTCCATATTCATATCCTTATTATTTCTCTTTTGTAATCGGTCTTTACCTTGTATGCCTGGGCTCCATTGTAAACCGTTTGATTTAGCGAAAGTATGTAATTCTCTTATTAGGTCAAACCAGCGGGCATCATCAGTATCATTGCTGCCTAGTAGCTTAAGAGTTCCTTCGTCAGCTAAACTCACAGTAACATTAGATACTATTTGTCCTTTAGCTATGAATGGAAACTCCATAGTAACTGCATTACTTGGATCGCTAGTTGTTTGTCCTTCTGCGTCCATAATGGAGAGATTAGGAAACTTCCTAGCAAGTATATGATAAAGACCTGTGCTTATATTACTTGTGTTTGACATTGCTCATTATTTATCCAATATAGTTACTAACGAAGATTGGCATTGGTAGTATCTCTTCGTCCTCACGTTCACTCATAAACTGATATACATTTGGATCCCAATCTGCTAATACAGATGCCATCCTACATACTAACAGTGTTGCTGATACTAAGTCATCACTCTCTTCGTTTTTGCCTTTAAAGCCTACTCCACTAGCCACGAATGTTTTAAGTTCTGATATTAACTGCTTACTAAACAGTTTCATTTTTTTATTTTCTACTAGGGATTTAAACTTCACACAAGCAGTCATTTTAGCTTTGTGTGTGGTATTAAACCCTTTTCTAAAACGTCGGATATGTCCTTTGCGTATAGGCTCGCTTAAGAACAACCCTGGAATATTTTCTTCACCTATATCACGTATAGTCATTAGTGCTGCTTCACCAATTGTATTATTCTCTACGCTCCAATATATCTGCGGATCGCCAAATGTTTTAATCCAGTTACATACTTCTTTTAATATTCGTATCTGTCCAGCCATCGGTGTATTATTATGTTGCCATTCACCTACTTGATCAAAGCTAGGTAGTTCAAATATCTGTAGAGCAGCATTGTTACCACCTGTACCCAATGCAGGATCTAGAGCAACTAGATATGTATTTTTAGGGTCTATCTTTTTATACCAACGCACTTGTCCCATACGTTCTCTTGGATCTATTCCAGATAGTTCTGACAATGTGATACTGTTAATAAGAGTTTCGTCATAAATCAAGAATTCGCAATTATATTCACGACGGAAACGCTCTTCACCAATGCGGCCCATTTCTTCTTGTTTCCAAGCTTCACCTCGATCTGGATGTTCATGCCAAAATGCTTGGAACGAACTAAACCCATTGATACCTAATCCGTCTAATCTTTCATTACCGTATTCATCGATTTTTTTATTTGCCTCAGACCAGATTAGTGCAAATGTATCTTCGTCACTATTTGGGGTTGATGTTATAATAGCTCGTCCACCAGTTGATATAGTAGGAGATATTGAAGTCCAGAATTCGGTAGCAACATTAGGAGGAACGAACGCAAACTCATCGCAGTATAGCAATGAAATACTCATACCACGTCCTGTATTTTCAGTAGTGGTTGAACTAACTATACGGCTTCCGTTATCAAATTCTATGCTACCTTTGTTATAGCTAATAACCCCGCAACGTATATGATTAGGACATAGTTCATAAGCGTATCGTACACGCTGCATAATTTCCTGTGAACCTGTATATTTGTGTGCTGCGATTAAGATAGTTGAGTTAGGTACAAACATAGCGTACCACAATAAGTACCCCGATGCGCAAGTTGTTTTACCACTCTGTCGTGGTAACATATTAACATTGAATCGATTGTTATGATAACTCTCTACTAGTCTATCTTGATACTCGTAAGGTTCAAAGAGTAGTTTACCTTTAACTGGATGTTGTATGTAAAAGAAGTGTTTCATAAAGTAGTATGGTCCTGTGACTGGATCCATACAGGCTACGAGTTCTTCTATCTGTTCTTCTGTGAAACGTTCTTTTTTATTAGCTTTCTTTACAAGAACGCCTTCTAGACTTCTACTCATATAGATATTTATAGCCTTTAGCGACGCAAGTTGTATTCTTGATAAAGTGGAACTTCTTTCATTAACTTATTATTATATTCTCTTAATAAGTGATCTAAGCTCTCATCATTTTCGTTATCTTTTGGCTTATCCTCTTCGTCATCCTTTGGCTTATCCTCTTCGTCATCCTTTGGAAGTTTTGCTGGAGTTGCTGATGGAGTAAATGCCGTTGTAGTTGGCTCTGAAGGTGATGTAGTTGTAGATTTTGGTTCCGGAGCTTTCTCTGGTTCTTTTGGTGCCTCAGGTGGCTTAGGTGGTGTTGGAGATTTTGGTGGTTCTGGTGGCTTAGGTGGTACACCAGCTAATGATTTTATCCTGTTGAGTTCCGGATCTGGTTGTGCTAGATCAGTTGCATTTGGTTGTATTTGTTGTGCAAGTTTTCCTGGAGTGATTGTTGGACGTGGCGCCCACGGCGCTTCCAGCGGTGCAGATATTTTTGGTTTTTCAGGAACCGGATCTGGTTTTTCAGCAGCATCGAGTGCAGCATTGGTTGTTCCAGGCTTATTACCAACATATGCATCAAGTCTATCATTATGATCTGCTCTTGCTTTTGCAGCAGCTTTTGGATCAGGTTCCGGTGCTATATATCCCAGAGGAGTTATTCCAGTTTGATTCATTGAGGTACCAGGTTTAAGATTTAACCATTTATCTCGAATACTTCCCTGTACATCAGCTGAACTATTTCGATAATGTTCTGCATCTTTTGGATCACCTGGCTCAAATCCATTATAATTCATTGGGCTAGGTTTTTCTGATGAAATCTTAGGTGGGTTAATATTAGGATTAATTGAAGGTACATCAAGTGCTACATTTGGTTTAGGCAACTGCGTTGATGTACTATTAGCAGTAGCATTAGAACTTGCTTTAGCCGCTGCTTGTGGGGGATTTATGGAAGCGTATGCTTTACTTGGATCAATTACATCTTTCGGATCTATTGATTGTTGTTTTTCAATATTATTTGAAGTATTCTGCATATTAGCTGCACGGACATCTCTATCCTTTAATCCATCTAAACCACCAGGTAATTTAGCTGCATCAGGCCCTATCTTACCCTGCGGGCCAAACATAGATGGTTCATCTGATATTTTGCCCTTAGGTTGAGTTAATACATCATCTTTTTTAGGTGCAGTAGGTATTACTGGAATTGGTGCTACTGCTGCCGGCGGTGTTGCTGGATTAGCGCCTCGCGGCGATAACAATTTCTTTGCAGCATCTTGGGCATTAGATATCCTTGGTGCTATATTAGTATTAAAATTCTTTTCAGTATCAGCAATAGCTCCGCCTATAATAGGCTTCATATCGGTATCATATTTCTTTTTTGCAGTATCAATTATACTACCTAGCCCAGTAGATGCTTGAGCACCAATGTCTTTAAGTTTATCTCCAACAGATTTAACTGGTATATCACCCTTTACAGATGTATTAGGATTATTATTTAACTTTGGATCAGGACCAATTCCTGCTCTTTGTCTATCAGCTGCTGAAGTATAATCCTTTTTTTGATCTGGGTTAAGTGCTGCTCTCATCTTAGCATCGATTGCATCTGATGCGTTATTTGTAGATGTTTTAGCTCCGGATGCTGCGGCTGCGGCAGTAGCAGGTATTGCTGGAGCTACTTTGGGTGCATGAAGTTCTTGATGCATAGCTTCTAAATCAGCAGCCGATAATGGCTTTAATCCTAAACTAGATCTATGATTGTTGATTTGGTCTTGTGTTGCTTTTGATAATGATGGTACAGATCCAAACGCTTCTCCAGCTTTTGCGGATATTGATGTTGTTGGTGCTGTCTTGGGTGCATGAAGTTCTTGATGCATAGCTTCTAAATCAGCAGCTGATAATGGCTTTAATCCTAAACTAGATCTATGATTGTTGATTTGGTCTTGTGTTGCTTTAGACATTGGCGGCACTGCTGATGATTTTTGCCCAGCAGCTGCTCCTAACCCAGCGCCTGCTGCGCCAGCAAGTGCTCCAGCAGCTAATGCTCGCTGTTGCGGATCGTCACTTACATTTAAATTTTTTAAATATCCTAATCTAGCATTAGTCGATCCAACTGAATCTCTAGGTCGTTCGTAAGTTTTTACAAGATTATACATCCTTTGACTTGCAGGAATACGTTCATCGTGTAGATGATTATATACTCCAGGATATTGAGTTTTTAATTCCCAAGCATATGCTTTTGCCTGATCAGCAACTGACATATCTTTCGGTAATGCTCCAAATTGTTTTTCTATTGCTCTAGCACGACCGGGATCCCACTGTACTATTCCTTGAGACATATGCTTAACATCCCAATGGTGATCGTTTGGTCTTGCTAATGACTCTCCACTAAAATTAGCGACAAAAATCTTAGCCGCCGAATCACTAAATCCTTCTTGCCTAAGTGCGTCGTATGCTGCTTGTTGATTAGCAGCAAGAGTATTACGCTTCGACTGTCCTTGTCCGCTATATTGTTGCTGTGCTTGTGTTTTCGATGCCGGATTAGATTGACCCTGTTGAGAAGTAGAGTTACTTACTGTATTAAGCATCGGATTATTATATCCTGGTGGCGGTCCGCCTATACTACTTAATACACGTTGCGCAGGCGCTCCAACTCTTGTTAAACTAGTATCTGCTTTAGCAGCATCTCCAACACCTTTTGCTATACTGTCACCAACAAATATTGCATTCTTTGCTTGACCGTTAGTTCTTTGATCAATCTGATTAGCAAGGAATCTAGGATCTCTTGGATGCACTCCGTCTTTTCCTGGTTCAAAATTATAAGTTGGAAGATTATATTTTTGAGCTATAGCAGTTGCAACTTTACTGGGACCATTGTTTTGAGGATTGTTATGTATTGCGCTATGCGGAACTATTATATGCACTTGATGGCCGCGATTAATTAAGTTAGCAACAGTAGCATCAATGTGATGGTAATACTTGTTAGGATCTTCGAGATAGTTGTTTGTTCCAGTACTTAGTACTACTGGTGGTAAATTTTCTGCCTCAGATATATATTTTCGAGTTGATCTATTAGCCATTTCTAAACTTCATATAGTCATTAGCTAGATCACGTAGTATACGCTCACTTACTTGCTGCATTGGATTATCACCCTTTGAAACTTTTGGATAAGTTTTCTTTGGACCATTTAACCCACCAGCTAGCATCATGTTCATATACTCTGCATCGCTATATTGTGTCTTTGGCTCATTACCAAACTCTTCTTCAATGTCTGTTAGATCATCGTCATTATCTGTATCTGGAGCTGGAGTCGATGCAGGCGCTGGGGTTGGGGCAGGAGCTGGATTGTTAGCACTTGCTGCCGGGGAACTGCCCGGGTTACTATAGTTTTTAGCCATAGAATCTGCTGTAGAATCTGCCGCTGTGGTTGATGCAGGCGTCGGTGTAGATGTCTTCACTGGATCTGGCTCAGAACTAGCTTTCATCTTAGCATCGATTTCATCTGAAGTTGGAGCTGCTGGAGATTTCTTGAAGTATTGTTCAGGACCTTTGTATCCAGGCTGTACAATTAGTGCAGATGCATCCGGAGTTGCCTTTGTTGTCTTTGCTGCTTCTGCTTCGGCATCTTTTCTCGCTTTCTCCGCAGTTGCTACATCTTGAGGTGTCTGTTGGGGAGCTAACTTACCAGTACCTTGATCAGTTCCAGGTGTTCCTGTTCCGCCCGGTGTTCCTGTTCCGCCAGGTGTTCCTGTTCCGCCAGGTGTTCCCATCTGTTGTCTCTGTTGCGGAGCAAACTGGTTTCCTAAAAGTCCGCCAAGTGCGCCGCCTAATAAATTCCTCATAAAAGATCCGCCGCTTGGTTGTTGACCAAACATTGGACCTCTCCCACGTGGTGGTTGCCAACCTCTATTCATTTGAGATCCTCGCATTGGTTGGCGTAAGTTTGGCATCATTGCTGACCTGCCCATTCCACTAAATGATGATCTTGAACCCATACTGCTGCCCATTCTAGCTCCACCGCCAAACCCGCCGCCCATTCTAGCTCCACCGCCAAACCCGCCGCCCATTCTAGCTCCACCGCCAGCGCCGCCGCGTTCGTCTAGTTGCTGTATACCTCTAGCTAGATCCTTAATCCTCTTGAGCTCGGTGTATTCAGCTAGCAGTTGATCATACTCTGCTTTCATTGCCCTGTATTCACCAACAGGTGACGGAGGAATTTCGCCTACTTCTTGCTTTTTAACTGGTGCCGCTGTTGGTATCTGTGTAGGACCATTGCCACTCCTGACAGTGTTGAATCCGCCTGTTGGTGCTGGCTTCGGAGCAGCTGACTTAGGTGCTGCTGGTGCTGCGGCAGTTGGTCCTGCATTTGTTCCGTCATCATTAAAAGCGCCGGCTCCCTGCCCAGGTCCTTGATATTGTTTTCTCATTGTATCAGCAGCAGAGCCAGGTGTTACTGTTGACAAATTAGGTTTTGGTGCAGCAGGCTTAGGTGCAGCAGGTGCTGCTGCTTTAGGTGCTGCTGCTCCCGCTTGTGGTGCTGCCTTGGGTGCTGGTGCTGCTCCTGCTCTCGGAGTTCCACCTATAGCTGATAGAGCAGCTCCGGTTGGCCTTGGTGGTGGTGTTGGGACATTACCTGCTGGTTTTGCTCCCGCTTGTGGTGCTGCTCCTGCTCCGCCTCTAGGTACTACTGCTGGTGCTGTTCCACCTATTGTAGTTGCTCCTTTAAATCCTGGTGCATTTGGATCATTCTTACCGCCGGCGATAGCAGTCTTACCTTGGATAGCATTCATTGCTTGTCCAACACTCGCTCCTGGATTAGCTTTCTTGAAGTCTGCAATCGTTCCTTGGAACTTTTCTGGCTTAGGAGTACCGCTGCTGCCTGTATTTGCTGCTGCTGCGTCTCTACCTTTTTGGTCTGTTGGACCTTGAGGTCCCTGACCTCGACCACTGCCAACCGGAGCCGATGGCTCTAACTTATTACTAGCTGGTGGCTGACCTGCTTGTGCGTTAGGTGCAGCTGAACTAGGCCCACTTGGGATTGGTGACGACCCACCTGGTGCTGCCGAAGTTGGGGGTCCTCCTGGGTTACTATAATTTTTAGCCATAGCATCTGCTGTAGAATCTGCCGCTGCTGCTGGTCCTCCTGGGTTACTATAATTTTTAGCCATAGCATCTGCTGTAGAATCTGC